GCATCCGCACCCAGCGTGCTGTTCATGACGTGAACGAGCACAACCGGATACCCCATGAACGTCAGCCCGAAGCCCTGGGCCACCGAAGCGTTGCCGCCCTGGGCCAGGTCGAGCCGCTGCATGGCAGCGTGGTAGCCAGCCGGCGAGATGTACCAGCGGGCACCGGGGATGGCGTACCGCGGGCACTTCGCCATGACCGACAGGAAATCTTCCTTGTCGAGCGTCTCGAAGCCCGTGTTGCCAGTGGCAGCACTCACCACGCTCGCCGTGTAGGACGAGGTGTTGATCTTTACGGTGATGCCGTGATGACCGCCGTAGCTCGAGGTGCCGTCACCGATAAACGCCGCTTCGTCGAGGGCCTTGGCCACGGCAAGGGCGTGCTCGCTGGCGATCAGGTCAGCGATCCCGATGCCGTCAGCGAAGAGCTCGTTGCTCAGCTTCGTGGCCACGCCGAACTTCTGGGCGACCAGCTGCACCTGGGTACCCGTCATGTCCGAGTAAGTGAACTCGCTGTTTTCGCCGAGCCACGCACCGGAGACGCCCGAAACCCGCTTCGGGATCGAGAGGACGTCCGAGGACATCGTGAAGTTCTGCAGCGCCGTCGGGGCCACCCCGTAGGTTTCGACGTTGCGGATGATGGTGCTGGAGAGCTCGTCAGGCACGCTGAACCCGCCAGCCGAGTTGACACCCTCGACCATCGCACGGGCCTCGACGCCGTGATCGTGGCACCACCGGCGGGCCTCGGCGTCGCCGCCGTAGGTCGCCTTGATCCACTGGCCGGCACGGTACGCTTCCTCGTGCGAACGGAAAGCCTTCAGCCGGCGGCCGTCACGGACGGGCTCGATCCGAGCCTTGGGCTCGTCGGCACGGACCTCGGGGGCCGGGGCACAACGCTCGCCAACCTTGCGGAGATTGGCAGCCGACTCGGCCACCTTCTCCTCAAAAGCGATCTTCTCGCTGATGGATGTGGCACGAGAGGTCAGCCCCTCGAGCTCCATCTTGCGGGTGGCCGCATCTGCGGTGTTGTCGGTATCGAGAGCAGCGAGCGACTCAAGACGCTCAGCCACTTCCTTAGCTTCGGCACGGAGGGCAGCGAGGCGGTCCATGGGGTTTCTCCAGCGGCGTGATTGCCGATGGAACCCAGATTGCCCCTAGGCACCCCGCCCCTTGCAGAAGCGAACTTCGGAATGTGTTGTTTTCACAAACACAGTGGCACGAGCCCCGCACCGTGGGCACCGCAGATACCGCTGCCGCTCGTCACCGCATGGGCGGCTCGATCTGGTTCGTAGTTGCTCGCCGCACTGGCAGCGTGGACGCTCAGCCATGCTTCATCCGAAGAAGGGTTGCCAACGCCGACGCACGGATTGAGGTGACGATGGGCTGGCACGAGACGGCAGGCAAGCCCTGCTCGGCCAGCCACGCCTGGTAGGAACGCATGGCGACGCCGGCCGACGTCTGCGGGTAGGCCGGCACGAGCACCGGGCCAACGTCGTACAGGCCCGATACCTCACGAATCTGTCGCACTGCCTTGCCGTCATCACCAGGCCGGAAGGATTCCCCGCTCTTGTCCACCGTGAACGCAAAGGACGAGCCTTTGACGTCACGACGCTGAATGAGCTCCAGCACGTCAGCCCGGCTCACGGGCGGAGTCACCACGTACCGCAGCCCCTTGTCGTCGCTGGACAACTCCAGCGTTCCGCTTGAGGTGCGGCCCAAAACGATGTTGCTGTCGTGATTGAACAGCGCCACGACGTCCTGCCTGCCACGCTGCCGGCTCAGAATCTTGTCGAACGCACCCGGAAGGATTTCCTCTCGGAATCCACCGAGGTCGAGCGAAAGCCGGTTGTAGACGGCGGCATACCCGACGATGGCAGCCCGGCCGTCGGCCCGGCTTTCAATCGTCAGTTCGTCTTCGTCATCGAAGGCATAGTCGCGGCGTTCAATTTCCATCGTTCTGCTCCTGTGCCGTCGTGCTGTCCTCAGCGTCGTCTTCTGGCGTGTCGTCCATCGGCTCAGCCGGCGGTTGTGGTGCAGGCTCAGCCGGCGGCTCCGATGCGAGCCTGTCCAGCGTCGTCATGTTCAACTGCACGAAGTGCACGTCGCCTTCCGGCCCGATGGGGTTGAGATTCTCCAGCTCACGAATCTCGTTCACGCTCATCCACCCGTTCTGCAGGGCGGACACGTAGTACTGCGACCGGCTGGCGTGATCGCCACGTAGCAGCCCGGCCACGTTGTGCTCGGCGAAGTAGACCTCGTCATCGCCATCGGGCAGCAGGTCACGACTGATGGCCGCCTCCCACCGCTTGAGATGCGGCAGAAGGCAGTGCTGCACGAACTCAGTGCCCTGTACTTCGATGTTGGAGTAGGTGCTGCGAGTGAGATCCTGCACCATGTGCGGGGGAACCCGGAACACTCGGCAGATTTCCGTGACGGCAAACTGCCGGCTTTCCAGCATCTGGGCCGCTTCGTTGCTCTGGGAAAGCTCGTGGGCCTTCACGCCGTTGGGCAGCACGGCGGTGCGGAACGCACGATCCGGCCCACGGTGCATTCGCTCCCACTGCTCACGGAGACGCTCGGCAGCCTCCACCGGAATCGGGTTGTCGCTCTCAAGGATGACGCCAGGCCGGGCACCATTCCCGAAGTACGTGGCAGCGTGAGCCTCCAGGGCAGACGCCAGGCCGAGGACGTTGCGGAACAGCCGATAGGTCGGCGTCGGCGTCACGCCGTCCTCGGTGTGATACCGCAGAGCAAATATTTGCCCCTGCCGGTAGATCGTCTGCCGGCCATTCGGCTCCCGGTACAGGTAGCGGAGGCTGCCGTCCTCAAGCCGCTCAACCTCCATGCGGCTTGGATGCAACGGCCACAGTTCCGACACCGGGCCTCGAGCACCGGCACGAATCTCGGCGTAGCTCGCCCCGTAGTTGAGGTAGAGGGCCGTCATCAAGTCCCGAAACTCTTGGGCCGTCTGCCATGGGTTGGGCTGCATGTGCAGCAACCGATACAGCGGGTGGTTCGTGGCCCGCTCCTTGCCGCCGTTCTCCAGGCGTCGATAGAGATGCAGAGGAAGAGCACTGACGCCGTCGCTGATGACTCGGATGCACGCCGTGTAGGCCGCACACGCCAGCGCCGTCTCAGGCGTCACCCGCACACCGGACGCAGTCCTGCCGCCACCCATGTCGGCCCAGTCGATGCCACGGAGATCCACCATGCGGTAGTCGGAGATGGCGTGCTCGCTCATAGCGTCATAATGTCCCAGGATTGTTCCGGCGGCGGTGCCGTGGCCGCCTGCCATAAGCCGATGGCCATGACCAGGGCCACGATGCCGTCAATGCGTTCTGTGCTCTTGGCTTTGCTCGGCTTGATGTTGCCTGCTGCTGAGTCGCTCTGAATTGCCACGTTTGCTGCCTGCCAGGAAAGCACTGGATGCCCGCCGTGCAAGAGCCGACCGGACACGCACAGGTTCTCAAGCGTCTTGCTCGGCCCTGAGAGCGAGGCATATCCCTGTCGAAAGTTTGTCATCGGCAGGCCGTCCCCTTGCAGTTGCTGCCCGAGCTGGGCGCTGTTCCACGGGTCCAGCCCAATGCCACGCACTTTGTACTTGCTGGCGATGTTGTTGATGTCTCGACGCACCACATCAAAGTCGGTGACGTTCCCATCGGTCATGTGTAGATGCCCCTGCCGTTGCCAGGTGAGATAGGGCACCTTGTCACGCCGCTCCCTCTGATGGGCGTTCTCGCTTGGTATCCAAAAGTGTGGCTCGACCCAAAACGTGCCGTTGTCCAGCGGGAACAACAGCACGAACGCCGTGGTGTCATAGGTGGTGGCCAGGTCGAGCCCGGCCCAGCACTCCCTGCCGGCCAGATCCACCTGGCACGCACCGTCTCCCTGTGCCCAGTGATCCATTCGAAGCCAGCGGGAATCCTGCTCGGTCCACTGGTTCAGATAGAGTTGCCGGAACGTGTTCTCATACGTTGGCATCTCCACCGCTCGAGCACATTCACTGCGGAGGAAGTCAAGCTTCACGGACACGCCGAGGTTTGGGTTGGCGGCAGCCCACACCTGCTCGTCCTTCCAGTCAGCCGCAATCGGTGCGGCGTAGATCATCGGCAGAAATGTCTCGTCCTTGACCGCTCCATCCCGCACCGCTTCGGCGTATTTCCACACCTCCCAGCAGACGCTACGGCGGTCATACCCAGCCGTCGTCAATGCCACCGTCAGCGGGTTCCGCCTAGCCCCTTGGCTGGAGATCATGACCTCCCACATCTCACGGTTGCTCACGTGCAACTCGTCGAACACCACGGCATGTGCTGACAGACCGTGCTGAATGCCTGCCTCAGCGGACAGTGCCTTGTAGGTCGAGTGCGTTGATTCCCGAACTATCGCATTCCGATAGACCCTTAGATGCTTCGATAAGGTGGCCGACTGCTCGACTGCGATGCGGGCTGTGTCGAAAACGAGCCGGGCCTGATCTCGGGAGGCAGCACACGAATAGACTTCGGCCCCCGGCTCTTGCTCCATCAGGCACCGCAAGGCGATGCCTGCAGCCAATGTGCTCTTGCCGTTTTTGCGTGGGAGTGCCAAGAGCGAGGTTCGCACCACACGCCTGCCATCCCGCTCACGGAACAGCGACCACACGTATTGCTTCTGCCATGGCTCAAGCAGAAACGGCTTGCCGCCGAGTTCGCCCTTCGCGTGTGTCAGGTGCTTCTCAAAGAAACGCACCGAGATACACGACGCACACTCGCCGCACGGCTTGTCAGCCGAACATCTTGCGGTCTTCTTCGTCGTCGATGGCCTGTGGCTTTTCGACATGCAGTGACGTCCTTGCGGACGGGTTGAGCCCGAAGTCCTGCTCGAGTTGCCGCAGCTGCTGGGCCAACTTGTGGGCGATGCTGACTTCCGGCCGTTGGGCGATGTACTTCACCTCGCCGCCGTCGTTCAGAATCGGGTACGTGTCGCCTTCCGCCTTCAGTTTCGCTCGCGTGGCAAGCCACCACTCATAGGTATCGCAGTACCTTGCCAGGGCCTCGACGTCTGCCTGCGTCATCACCCTCACGCCCTGGAGCATGGGAAGCAGTTCACGCCAGCGGGCGGCTGCCACTTCGCCAAGGTGCGGCGGCATGGTGATGCCATCTGTTGGCGGCGTCGGCTCGTCTGCCCTAACTCCTCGCTGCGTCCCACGGGCAATTTTGATCGCCGTAGGAGTCGGCTTAGGACCACGTTTCCCCATAAATCACCTACCCGCCTTGTAAAAACCCGGCGCGATGTACGCAAAAG